TTTATTGAATATTTATTTGTTGGACATACTACATTAGTTATTTGCATCAATATCCCCTCCTTCGTATTCAATATCTAAACTATTTTCTGATATGTTCTTTTGATATAATTCTTCATTAAATTCTACATTTTCAATTACAATATTATCTTCCATAACTATTCCTCCTTTGCTTCTGGAATACCCGCCATACTTGTTAATATGCTCAATATTCCTGCTAATAATGAGGCACTTCCTACAGCCACCCAATTTACTTCATTCATCATTGCTGAAGTTCCTATTGTTGCTATTGCTGTTTGACATACTGTTTTTAATGCTCTTATTCCTGCACATTTAATCCATTTTAATAATTCTTTATCTTTCATCTTATCCCTCCTTTTCATTTGCTGAAGGTAATTCAAATGTTTTATCTACTAATTTTTCTATTCCATGATTTCCACCTAATGTCTTGTATTGTTTGAATAAATCTTCTAAACAATATCTTGCATATTCAGGTAAAAAACCTTTTTTCATATAACTTTCACATTTTCCTACTAATTGACTTCTTATTAGTGATAATTGACTTAATTTCATTGCCTTCATATCATTTATCATTTTTTTCATAAATACAAGAATACCTGCCAATATGACAGGTATTGCCCAATTTAATGCTATTTTAATTATTTGTTCCAATTATCCTTCCTCCTATTTAATAGAGATGTCAATGCCATTACAACTAAAGCTACAGTTATTTGCATATAAATCACTCCTTTTTTATATTTCTTTCTCTTCAATAAGCAACCACACCCTGTATAAACTTCTTTAAACATCTAATTCCTATATCTTTCCAATTAATTATCATAATTTAAATCCTCCTCATATTCAGAAATTATCCAATTTTGAATTATTTTATTTTCTTGTTCTTCATAAACAGGCACTAAATATTCTGTTTCAATATTATAAGTTGGTTCTTCTTCTATTTCTAAAGCTTTATATCCTGCTTCTATAAAATCTTCATCCCTTGGATTTATTACTTGCTTATTTTCAAACATTAAAATATTTTTTCGATTAGCAAATTTAATATTGTTTTCATTTATAAATTTTACTAGCATTATTATCACCTCTTATTCATATAAAAATTCACCTGTACCTTGATTTGTATAAAATTCTTTTGTTACGGTATCATATAATCCAGGTTTATTATCAGATTTACGATAACACGGTATGAAATGTCTACTAATATTTGTTCCATCTTCCCATATCCATAATTCATATAACTTAATGCTCGATAAACTTAATGAATTATAATACGCACCAAAAACTATTGCAGTAGAAGTCGTTTCAAAATTTGAACTTTGATTAGTATAATACAAGTTGTTATTAACATATTGATTTACACCATTTCTCTCAAACTCAACAATATTTGTTGAAGGTATTATACTTTGTGGTTCATTATATTGTGGTTTCCATGTATCACCATATAGCGTTTGAATTTTTGTATTTATTGAACCACGTGCTGTAGTTAAAATCCAACCCTTAGAAATATCATGAGCATCTCCAAATACTCTTGCAGTTGATGAACCTGCAGAATATTGATATTTAATTTTAACTCTACTATTTTGATTTAATTTAATGCCTGTATCTATATATTGTGTTCCTGTACTTTCAATATATTCTAGTTTTGTATATTCTTTATTCTTTAAACTCATCATTAATCTTCTTCTAAAATTAGACATTTGCAACACCTACCAATAAACCAATATTATCAACAATACTGCATTGATATATTTTATTAGCATCTATCGTTGGAGTTTCCAACCATTTTATAGAAGATGGAAGCGTAAGAGTTGTAGCAGTTGTTCCACTTACAAATTCAAACATATACTCATTATATATGGTATTATCTGTTATGCTAGCTAAAGTTATATTTAAACTTGCAACTTCTCCAAATTTGTAAAATGTGTTGGAATTAATTTCAATTGTGCTAGCAGAAGTTTGAACAACACTTATTTTATTTGCTTTACCTGATATATCTTGATGTTGTGTCAAATAACCTACATCGTTTGTAAATGCACTTACATTTGTTGGTACAGTTGGTATTGTTGGTTTATTTGTTAAATCATTATAATTTCCACTAAAATCTGATTTGTTATTCCAACTTGTAATATTTGCTTGTGTGATATTTTTTACATAACTTGGAACTGTAGGGTCTGTTTCACTTATTAAATAATTTCCTTTGGGTTGTATTCCTAAATCATTTAAAGATTTATTACCACTTAATTCCACATTGTTTATTTTTGGTTTGTTGCTTAAATCATTATAATTTGAAGTGCCTCCACTTCCTCCACCTGTTGAATTTATTCTTATACCATTTTCTGTATCATCAATTGTTATATTATTCCCTGCTTCAATTTCTATTGAATTTTTTCCATTTATTTTAGCATCTTTTCCATCTTTACCGTCAATGCCATCTTTACCGTCCTGTCCATCTTGACCATCTTTTCCGTCTTTACCGTCTTGACCATCTACACCATCGTTAATTTCAACACTTTCTGTAGTTCCATCTTTTTTAGTTATTGTTACTGTTGTTGTGTCTCCTATTTTTGTAGCTTCTATATTTAAGTTTTCAACTTTTTCTATTTCTTCTTCTAGTAGATTTACTACTGTATTTACTCCATGTATTTCCTCAGGTGTTATTTCACCTGAAGCATCTTCATTATGATAAAATCTTAAAGGCATTGTCTTACTTCTAAAGTCTACGTCTCCCTTTGTTAGCCATATATAAAAATCTACTTGTTTATATTTTGTTATTGCATTTGTTATTTTATATTCGTTATTTGTTATAATATCCCATACAATTCCATCATCTGTTACGAATACTATCTTTTTATTATAATCTTCATATTCTTCTGGTACTACTAATGTTATTATTTCTGCTCTATTTTCATTTTGTGTATTTTGTGCGTTTATTAATGCTAATTCTCTATTCTTTTTTGCTATTACTTTCATGCTTTGCCCTCCTTTTAAACAAAAAAATAAAACCATCAATCTGTGGTTTTTGTGTATGTTAAAATACAATATCTATTGTTTGTTCTGTCCTGCCAATTATAAGTATTTTGTCTTATTCTTATATATGTTGCATCTATGCCATCTAAGCCTACATAATATGTAGCATTTGAACCTAAATCTTTGTCATGTTCATACCACCTTGAGTCTTCTGTATCAAACCATATTAATTTTTGGCTCACAACAGTTTCAAGATTTGAAATCCCATGAGCAGTATTTTTTGATGGATTTCCTGTTGAAAAATCTACTGGTATTACCTTTTTATACATAGGCTTACCGTTTATCCAATATCCAATCTTTCTTTCAAATGTTGAATATTCTATTAAATTATCTGTATCTACACCATTTATGTTTACGTTCCCCCTAATAACACCGCCTGTTGTATCTAGCTTATTACCATGTTCATTTTTGCTTTTTTTAAGTTTATCTATTAAGGTATTTCTTAAAGTTCCACTTTTAAAATAAACAAAATTTTCATCGGTTAATGTTATTGCGGATATATAGCTATCATAAATATCATCTTCTGTTTTTATTCTTATTTGTCTTCCTATATATAGCTGAGTTATATCCATTAATTTACTTGTTTTGGCAATCTTAAACTCCACCAAATGTTTATAAGTATTTCCCTTAATCACATTTAATGCTTCTTCTGGTGCTTTATCGGCTGTATCAACACTTATTACTTCTATTTTCCCAGAAGCTCTATTTGAATCATTTTTGTTTGTTGTAGTAGTCCTATCGGTTTTTAAGTATAAGTTATATTCACTTCCATCTTCCCTTACATAAGCCGTTACTTTAGCTGTTATGTTGTCTTCATAAATTTTATTGTAATTTGTAACTTCTGGAAGTGTCGTGTCTATTAATTTTATTGAATCTTCTTTGTAGGTTATATCAATTCTTAAACGTCCATTTATAAACTGAAATTCTGTGCATATGTTTTTATATTGCCTACAATTAGTTAAAAATGTATGAAAATTATATAATCCATTTTCTGAATTTGTTGCCACAACTCCTTGTGTGTTAGTATTCCAATATATGTCTATATATCCAATATTCAAATATATATCATCTGAATTTACAAAGTTCTCTGACATTGTATTTGCTATAAATTTTTCTATTGAATCAGTTGTCATTAAATCTGTATTTTTCTCAATAACTTTTCTGTCAAATATATTAGAAATATCAAGAGCAGTAACTGTTGAAATGTTACTACTCTTTTCTGTTTTTACTTCATCTATAATAAAAAGAAACTGTTTGTATAATCCATTTAAAACTATAAAATTGTCTTTTTCTAATCCAGCAGTTTTTACTAATGTAAATGTACTTTTAGCATTAGTTTCTTCATCTAAATTAATTTCATAATTTGCTAGTTTACAAATTGCCAATATACTTAAATCTTGCCTTGATAATATATATAATTCCATTTGATTCTCCTAATCTAAATTTTCATAACCAATACTTTTATGTTCGATGTTGGTGAAAAGCTCGTACTTCCTGACAATTTAACAGTAAAAACTCGTATGTAAGTACGACTTGAAAGCCCATAATCAAAACTAAATCCAAATACTGCTGTGCCTGATTTCCAGTAAGTTCCATCACTATCACACCAAATGTTTAGAATTTTTGTATTTCCAGCTGTCCAACCAGTAGGCAAATTCACGTATGCACTTCCTTCTTGTGTGTTAGTATTTATAGTTATCTCTGAATTAAGAATTGCAATATCATCTTTTAGAAAATAAATGCTTCCGTCTAAAACGTCTTGTAAAGCTTCTTGTATCTCATCTATTAATTCTTGGCTTTCATTTTCAATAATTTCATAGATTGTTGAAAAATCTACAAATGTCCTTCTATCTGTAAAATCACTTATATTTCCATTTTCTACTTTAAATCTTGCAAATTCATATTGATACTTTGTTCCTGTATCCGTTATATCCTGCTGTGTTAATGTTGGATAACTACTAGAATTATATATTGTCTTTATTTCTGCTTGATTTAATTCTTCTGTAGTATTAGTTTTACTTAAATCTATTTCACATATCAAACTATAGTATCCGTCTGTTATAATATTAGAAAGAGTTTCATTCGAGATAATCTGTAAAAACCTTCCTTTTATAACAAAATACCCCTCACTAATTGTCACAGAATTATTTGTGTTAGATAATGAGCAACCTCTTGCCACTCCACATCTACCATCTAAAAATTTATCAATAAAAAGAGCAAACGCATCTGATGTAAACGTTTGCAAATTAAAAGTATGTCCTTTTAGCATATTTTCCTCCTTCTATACAGCTTTATACTGTATATATATCGTTAATTTTCCACTTGTTATTTCATTATCAGCTTCTAATTTTATAGTTGAAACACCTTTTCTTAATTTAAAGAAATTTATAAAGTTGGGATTTAAAAACTCAAATAAATTTGTTTCAGTAGTTCCATCCGTCTTTATAATTTTTTGTTCTGTATCCTTTGTATTATAAATAAACGTTTCTCCTTGATTTATTATTAATCCCTCTAGGTCTAATTGTTTAGTTATAACATCATCTTCTATAATTGTTATTTTTGGGTCTACCACTTCTCCTTTTAACTCTAATTTAAAAGGAGCGTCATCATGCCCCTTATTTTTAAATATTATGTTTCTATTATCATAAGCACTAAAAATAGAATCCCATTGAAAATCCCATCTCAATTCATTACTTACAGGGTCTATTGAGTACACTACTTCTTTTGCTTCATACCATAAACTTAAACAGTCAAATATTATACTTTCACTTATTACTCCTGATGTTTGTTTTTGTGTTTTGGTTAAACTTTGAATATTTATATCTTTTAAATATTCTTTGTATCCATCTTCAAATGGTATTCTATATGCAAATTTTAATTCATTTGAATTTTCTATAAAATCAATTAAATTTTTATAATTGTCATATTTTAAACAATTAATAACTCCTGCTATCTTTCCTTGTTCTAATTTTCTTAAATTAGTTATAAAACTATTCCCTATTTGTTCATATTCTGTAGAATACGAATACCCTAATCCATCTGGGTCTGTCAACAAACAATAATTTTCTATATCCATTAAAGAATAATTTTGTCCTTTTTCGTTAATTAGTCTAAATTCTCTTACCATTATTAACTCCTTTGCATAAAAATAAGACAGCCTTTTGACTGTCTCTTGTTATTAATTTACTATTTTAGTCCTACCTGATATTTTCTTGATACTCTATTTCTCATATCAAAAACAATTTGAATCCAATATCCATTATAAGCTGGAGAATATGCATTCCCCCATTCTAGCATATATGTGTTTTCTCCATCTGACTTTTTATCATAATTCCCAAGCAGCAATACAACTTCTTCTTCGTTCATTCCTTCTTTTATATTGTTATATTTTTCTATTGTTATCAATGGTTTGTATTCTGTTTGTCCTGTTTCATAATTGTACGAAAATTCGTCTAAATGAGATTTAACATCCTTAGTTGAGCTTATAAAATTACTCGCTGATTCTGCAACGGTCTCCATCTTTCTATTCAGCATTCTTTGTTCTTTGATTTTAAGTATTGAAAATATAATAATTAAAATTAAAATTACTATAATTAACCAAAACCACCATTTTTTATACAAGGCATTTTCTTTCTTATTTTCTTCCATATATATACCTCCACTTAATTGATATGAATTAAGTATACCATATATTCTACAAAAATCAACAAAAATATTTCGACAAATTTCGACTTTAGTAAGCACTTCCAAATTTTCTATTTACATAGTTAAAACATTGTTGAAGTCTTGCTTCATCTAATTCTTGAACATTAAATACTATTTGTGGTGTAGTAAATATCGTTCTTGTTTGGTCTATTACCGATTGTTTAATTTGACTCATATTTGGCACAATATTACCAAAATCAGTTTTCATTTTATTTGTCATATCTTCTATTTTTTTATTTAATTTGTTTTCTTCATCTTCTAATCCAAGTTCAGCACCCTTCATTACATTTTGAAAAATATCTCTTGTTTTTCTTGATGGAGAATGTATATCAAATGTAGTTTTTAATCTTGATAATATTCCATTTGCAATACCACTTGCTTTTGCAAATAATGACGGCTCTTTGTCTTGCATTCCTTTTAGCATTCCTTGCATTGTATCCTTCATTGTTTCTTGTGTTTCAGGTGGCATTTTGTCATAACTTGATATTATACTATCTACTATTTTTTTTGTTTCATCATCAATTTCTCCACCATACATTTCTGTTTGAGAAACCATCGCCAACCATGTTCCTAGTTCTCTTTCTTGCTCTTCTGACATATTTTTATACATTTCGTCCCAATATTCTTTTTGGTGAAATGCAAATGTTTCATTTTCACTACTTATCGCTGCTGCCGTATCAGTAACATACCATAATTCATGATTTTTTAATTGTTCTATTTTTTTATTGTGTGCATCTGTTAAACTTTCTTGTTTATCCATATGTTCTTTTAGTGTATTATAAAAGCTTTCTTCTTTTTGACTTCTTTCTAAATAACCACTAGAATAAACTTCATTTACTTTTGCAACTTCATCATTAGCCTCTTGTATTTGCATGTTTTTATTTTCTTGAATTTTATTATATTCTCTTGCATATTCTTCATTTTCTAAAGTGGCTTTTTCTCCATATCTTTGTTGCAATAATGCTATTTCTTGTGTTGTTCTTTCATTTATTATAGCTATTTCTCTGTTTTTCTGGTCTTCTGCTGTCTTTATCCACTCTTGAGATTGTACTTTATATTCTCCTAAATTTCCTTCAAATGCTTTTGCATTTTGTTCTGCTTGTTGTGTTATTGATTTTGCAATGCTTTGTTGTATTTCTAATTCTCTATTTTTTAATTCTCTTAATTTTTCAAAATATTCATTTAATTGAGTTATTTCTTCTTGAGTATAATCTCTTCTTTCTTCTGATGCTCTTTTGCAAATTTCTGTAATTCCTTTTTGTACATCATCCATATCTTCTTGTAATTTTTGCTGTTCTTCTGAACTTGCAAATAATGTACTGTTAAAAGCTTCTAAATGTGAAGTGGCTGTATTTATTCCTGAAATAAAATCTGATGCTCCATCTGCCATATTGCTTAGTGATTGTTTCGTTTCTTCTTCTGCACTTTTTATAGCAATTATAATAGTTGATACTATTGCTGTTATTCCCATTACAGCTAAACCTAATGGACTTGTAAGTCCTTGTAATACTTTTGCAAGTGTGGCTGCAGAACCTGTTGCATCTCCTATTCCGTTTTTAGCAAGGGCTACGGCTTTTGATAATGTTCCCATTCCTTTTGTTACATTTCCTATTATGTTTATTGCAGAACTTCCTATTTTTAATAATGGACCTGCTGCTGCAACCATTAATCCTATTTTTACTATATTTTCTTTTTGAGAATCTGATAATCCATCAAATACTTTTATTATTTCTCTAGCTTTAGCTACAACCTTTTTTGCAATAGGCATTAAGCTTTTAGTCAAATCTCCTATCCCATCTTGTACTTCACTTTTTAAAGCACTTACTTGTCCCGTTAAAGTTTCACTAGAATTAGACATAGCTCCAAAATATTTTCCACCTTCAGAACCCGCTTTTTTTAATGCTTTAGTTAAGTCATCATAAGAAATCTCCATATCTTTTATTTCTTCTGTTGTTTTACCTAAGTAATCTGCTAATATACCATATACGTCTATACCAGCATATGCAAATTGTCTAATATCCATTGCTGTTGCTTTTCCAGCATTTTTAATTTGTTGTAAATTTGATGCCATACGTGTTAATTCATCATTTCCTCCACCTGTTGCAATAACTGCTTCTCCTAATGCAAGTATATCCTCTCTTGCTTGGTCTGCACTTACTCCTGTTGATATTAACATTTGATTTGCTTTTACTAATGATGTTGTATCAAAAGGTGTTTTTTTAGCATCATCTTTTATATTTTTTATTGCTCTACTGGCTTCCTCTGCTGAGCCTAAAAATGTTTTAAATGCTGTTTCGTATTTTTCTATTTGTGCGTCATAAGTTATTCCTGCTGTGGCTGCTGCTGCTAATGGAAGTGTTAATCTAGTTGTTAATTTATTTCCTAGACTGTTTATACTTGATGATATTTTGTTTAAATTTTCGCCCCATTGAGTTAACTTTTCTCCTGCTTTTGTCCAATTTGAAGCTTCATTTTTCAAGTTGGATAATTTATTTTGTGTATTTATTATTTCTCTTTGCAGATTTCTATAATTTTCTTCACTAACTTTTGTTCCTTCAGCCATTTTTTTATCTGCTTCTTCTTTTATGTTTTGAAGTTCTTTTAATTTTTCTTCAGTTGTTGATATCGATTGATTTAATACAGTTTGTTTTTGATTTAATAACTCTGTATTTTTAGGGTCTAATTTCAGCAAAGAGTTAATTCCGCTTTAGCTCTCTGCTCAAACTAGCTGTAGCAGAATTAACATTTTTTAATGCTTTTTGTAATCCTGAAGTATCTCCACCAATTTCTACAATTATTCCTTTTATGCTTCCTGCCATGTTTTCCTCCTTCATTAAAACAAGAGAGGTTTCCCTCTCTTATCCTAATAGTTTGTCTATATCGCTTTGAGTAGCTTCTTTTTGTATTACATTACTATCTATGAATGTAAATAATATTTTCATTACATCAACATAAGTTAGTTCTCTTAAATCGGATATTGTCAGTCCAATTCTTAAGCATGAACTTATAAATTGATGCTCTGGAAATATCTCTTTTGAATTATTATTACTTTTAATCTTCTTTAACTGTTCTGTCAGCTCTTTGTCCACAAAAGCAATCTACGGCAATTTCCGTTACCTCGACAATCCAGTCATCATCAATTCTAAAATCTGTAATTGATTTTAACCATTCTTCATACTCTTCTATTTTTTTATTTACCGTATAAATTAAAATCCATGCAATTTGAGTTATTTTTATAACAAATTCATCGGTATCTTCTATCATATAACTTGATATTTGACTTAGTTTTTCTGCTTCACTCATTTTCTTGTCTTTATATTGTTCCGATACGACAGATTGCTTTATTAAATAATTCTTTATAAACTCAATATCATACATAATCCCAGTTTTAAAAAATCTATGATATTCCACAAAAGTAAATGCAGAACAATCTATTTCATATTTCTTACCGCAGATTTCTATTTGTTTCATGAATTACCTCCTAGACTCCAGAACCTGATGCTGTTGCATCTTTTTCATATACTCTTGTAAAGAATGTGTCGTATACAGCTTGATTTTCTGTTGTTGGTTCTATTACAGCTTTTATTGCCTTATCTGTTGAACGTGGACTCATTGATATTGATACTGTATCTGTTTGTGGTTCTTTTGATTCTTCTATTGTGTTCATTTCTGAACCAGGTCTTGTAGCTGTACAATCAAAATACACAAATCTTCTTTTCTTAACATCTCCATCTATTTCTCCCATTAAAGCAAATCTTGCTGTTGTATCATCAGCACTCTCAAATAATGCACCGTTAGAATCTTCTGTTTGTCCTAATATTTGAGTAAAGAAGTCTTTTATTAACATTGCTACTTCTAAATCTCCTGTATACCCTTGATTTGATGTAGCTATATAATATTTAATATTATCAGCATAAAATGGAGTTGTTTCTCCTTCTGGGTCAGCTGTTAAGCTTCTAGCTCCAGGCATTGCAAATGGAGTTCCATATGTTATAGCTCCATTTGTTTCTGTTATTTTTGCAATATGTACATTGCTTAATCCAAATTTTACTTTGTTTTCAGCCATTTTAAATTTCCTCCTTAATTAAATTTCAAAAAAATAACTCACTTGCCAAACTTTTTCATCTGACAAATAAGTTTCTTCAGTTTTATTCCAAGCTATATCGCCTAGAATTTCATTTTCTATCTTATTTTGCATTTCTATATCTTTATCTATATAGGTATAATCTAGTTGAACTGGTATATCTTTTGAATATACTTTATTATCTGCCATAAAGTTATCGGTATCTCTGCAAATAGCAATTAAATGTGGAGGTTCAACAGGATTTTTAAATACTCCATAAGCATATTGAATGCCTGCAGTTTCACATCTTTGTTTTAATTCTCCTAATGTCATTTTGAACTCCTCCTTATTTTTTGTTTTAATTCCTTTTCAAACTGTTCTTTATATTTTTCCTCTACTGGTCTTATATGAGGAATTGCTTTTGTTCTTCCCCCATTTCTTGTAGCATGTCCAAACTCTAACAAATGCGTTAATTGATAGTCTGTTTTATTATGGATTTTTATAGTATAATAGCTTTTATTTTTTCTATCCTTTTTTACAGCCCACCCTTTTGCATATCTCCCTGTTCTTTTTGGAGATGTTTGTTTTAGTTCTTCTTTTGCCTCTTTTCCAATCTTATTTGATGTTTCTTCTACTATTTCTCCTATATCTTCTATATGGATTTCTAAATAATCTTTAACAGCTTGTGCAAATGTTTCAGGTTTAACTGTTTTTGACATTTTTTATTTTCCTTTCACAAACTAGAATCAATTCGTCTGCTGTAATTTCTTGAGTACGAATAATATTATAAGTATTACTCATATATATTAATTCGCACTCATTGTTGTAATTTAATGCAGATATTCTTAACCTTAGGCTAGGTTTATATCCTTGTTCATTTGCTTCGTAAAATTCATCTGCATAAATATCTTCAACTTTTATGATAGGTATTTCAGTTTCAACTTTAACTTCTTTTTGTACACCTATAGCATTTTCTTGAATTGTCGTGGATAGTAATTTGCAACTTACATCACGCATCACTATCACACTCCTTATAATCAGAACTTAGCCCTAAATTATTACACATAAGACTATATCTACTTTGGGCTAGTTCTTTTTCTTTTATATCAACATTTCCGAAATTAGCTTTTACAAACATAATAATAGAAGATTTAACAAGCTCATTATTAATATCTGTATTAATTCCTTGCCTTCTTAAATCTTCTATTCCTGCTCTTATAAGCATTTTAATTTCTTCATCTTTTAATGTAGCAGTTTCAACAATGCTTAAGCTCTGTTTAGCTGCTTTTAGCAATTCATTCATATAGTCCTCCTTAATTTATTACACACCGCTTCCTGAAGCTGTTACTTTACCATAAACAAAAGAAGATGGTTTTTTGTTACCATCAGCTATTAAGTATCCTCCGTAGATAACTCTCCTTGGTTGTACTTTAATTTCTTTATCTACTCTTAACCCTTCATTGAAGTTTAATATGTAGTTTTGTGCATTACCTACAACTATATCTCCAGCTGATAGGAATGGGTCAGCTTCTATTGTAGCTCCTCCAGCTCTTCCTAGACCTGCTACTAAATATGGATAGTTACCATTTTCGTCTTTGTAGAATGCGATTTCATCAGCAACATCAGAAGCTACATATACTTTTGCTCCTACTCTATTTTCTGTAGATAAATCACCTAAACAAGCTTTGATTAAATCAATAGCATTTGTATTTGTTTTAGCAGTTAATCCATTTGTTATTCCTGTTGGTTTTCCTGAACCATCTCCATAAATAACAGCATTTATTAAAGCTTTGTTCATTTTTTCATTTAGTTCATCTAATAAGAATGAAATAAATCCTTCAACAGTCATGGCTTCAGCTTTCCATGTAATTTCTATAGCTTTTGCTAGTTCATGTCCTGTTAATTTAATATTTTTATATTCTTGTCCCTCATTTTTAGTAGTTGTTGTTTCAGCATACCATTCAGCATCATCTGCTCCGAATAAGTAAGGGAAATCAACATTTCCATTAATATTTAATTTTCTAATATCTCTATAAATTGGAGAAGCTTTTTCAGCTATTTTTAACCAATCTAATCTTACAGAGTCTGGTATTAATAGTCCTAAATTGTTAATACCATTATGGCTTGCATCTGCTTCTACAAAAGTAGTAGCTGTTGTTCCTATTGCATCTCCAATAGCTCTTTCTTCAGTTTCATCTAATTTAACTCCCATTAATTTTTTAGCCCATGCACTTCTATATTCTGGGCTTGCTGTTGTAAATTTCTTTTCCATTTTTTCATTTCCTCCTATTTTTGTTAATTTTGAAGTGTTTACACTTCTTGTTTCTAAATCTTCTGTGTCAGCAATTAAGTTTCTTTCTTCTTCTTTACTGATTTTTTCTGATTTTTCTTCAACCTCTTCTGTAACTTCTTCTTTAGAATCTTCTACAATTTCTTCTTTATCATCTTCAATTTGTTTCATTCTTGCTTCTAATTCTTCTTCAGTTGTTGCAGATTTGATTAATTCTTGTTTTTCTTCTAAAGTCATTTAATTTTCCTCCTTTAAAAATTTTCGGTTGCACAATTACAACCCCCAGCAGTTCTACCACCGCTTCTATAACACTCTATTAGGCTCTACCGCACTAAAAAAAGCAGTTCTACCACCGCTCTTCGTTCGAGATTATAAACTTAATAATGCTAATGCTTTTTTCTTTTCTAATTTTAATTTTTCATATTTCTTTTTGTCTTCTTCATATTCTTCTTTACTTCTTGCAAATACTGATGTTCCTTCATAAGCTGGAATATCAACAATTGATACATCATATAGTTTATCTATATTCTTTATTCTTCTAGTATCTGTTTCGTAATCCCATTCATCTTCTTTTACTGTAAATGCAAAACTCATCTTGTCAAGCAATCCTGCTTTTACAGATTTATATAAATCAATTCCTTCTGTAGTATCTATTAATTTTGCTCTTATTTTTAATCCAACGGCATCTACAAGTAATTCTAATGAATTATTTCTTGTTCTTGCTACAGCTTTACTTTGCCCATGATTATAATTTAAGCAACAATCCTTCATATCACATTCGTTAAATGCTCTATTATCTATTACTTCTTTGCACCAACCTAAATCAGTTTCTTGATTAAAAACTGCTGCATACCCTTCAATAATCATATCTTCATTATTTTCTATTGCTCTTAATTCTACATATCTATTTTCTTTAATCCTCTTCTCCACTTTTCTTTCCTCCTTGATAATTATTTGCTATACTTGAATCTATATTATTTAAACTTTGTAATATCTTCTTTCCTTCTTCACCACCTAAAGGCGACATGTCTAATATTTCTCTTCCATCATCTTTTGTTAATAATCCATAACTTCCTGCTATTTTTATTAAATTAATTCTTTGGTCTAAACTAGCATATTGCAATCTATTTGCAGTAAATACTATTTTGTGTCCATCTTTCCTTGCTTTTATACTAAATATTTTATTTGTGAAAGCATCACTCATCTGTATAGCTCTTGGTTCTATTACACCTTCAAAAAAAGCATTCCATTCAACTGAATTAAAATTATTTCTTACTATTTTTTCGGATATTCCAAAATAATCAAAAATATTGTAATTCACTTGTTCTAGTTGCTCTTTATCTAATGTAATTGGTTTCATATTTACTTCTTGAAATTCTGCTTTTGCATCTATTGCAGCAATACCACTTTCGTTTTCTAAGTTTAAGAAATCTGATACAAACGCTTCTTTACTTGCTTTAATGTCTTTGTCTTTTAACATAGCATTTGTGTATTTTAAAATTCCTTTTAAATTATTAGCTGTTTTTATTGCGTTTTTTATTCCTTCTGATGCTGTATGTGCTGTTTCTAAATCTGTTTTCAATGCTTTATTGTCTGTACCAAAAATATCATGTTTATTGTAGAATAGTCTTAGATGTATTAATTCTAAATAAGGTAATGTATATGTTTGTCCATTCACAAATTTAAACTGTAAAAATATATTGCCTGTTGTATCTTGTAATAATTCATAATTTGATGCCAAAATCGGATAAAATCCTGTTATAAAACCTTCTTTGTCTTTAGCAATAAATATAAATGCATTTGAATCTGTATATAACATAGATATAGTTTTGTAAATAAAATCGAACTTAGTCATTAAAGGATTTGGTTGATTTTGTAGTAAAAAATTTATTTCTCCTTTAATGTGATTATTACTACTATCTTGTATATGTTTTGGTAATAATTTTGCACAATGTGTTGCTATTCTATCAATACATTCTCTAGCTACCTTACTTTCATAAGTTCCTTCTTTTAAAGTAGTAAATTGTGCATTATACCCATTTAACATTTGTAATTGTGTTTTTGTAACTTCTGTTTGTTCTTTTTTGCCAAATATTGTTTTAAATAAACTTCTTCTTTCTCTTCCCATTTCACTCCTCCTGTAGTGATAAATAATCATTCATTTTATCAAATAAAACACAATAAGCTATTATTAAACTTACTGTGCCATCTATTCTTGCTCTTTGTTTTTGTCCTTTTACTGGTCTTATGTTGTCATTATCATCTCTTTTTACTGCTGTATTGCATAAGCACCATTTAAGAACTGGATTATTATTATAATTTACTTTCTTTTCTATTAAATCTGCTTCTAGTTGTTTCATAGGATTAGACATTGTTTTTGCTCCTTGCCTAATTTCTATCATTTCAAAACCTTTTTCTTTCATTTCATCTACCCAATAATTTGAGTTCCATGGGTCATAACCTACCCATAATGGAGCTATTTCATACTCAGTCCTCATATTCATAAACCATTCTGTTACTTTAGAATAATCTACTTTAGCTCCTTCACATACTGTAACTAAGCCTCTTTTTTCCCATTTATCATAAGGAATTTTATCGTCTTTAATTTTAAATTCTAATCTATCGGAAGCAATAAAATACTGTTGTAATACATATTTTTTACTGTTTTTAACAATTAATAATGTTGCACAAGTTAAATCTGTTGTGCTTGATAAGTCAACCCCTGCAACTGCATAATTATCAATTAAATTATCTATATCAAATGTTTCTTCATTATTAGCTATATCAAATGTTATCCACTTATCTTGGTCATTTTGTCTTATATTAAAATCTTTACAAAGTAAATTCGTTAATTCAGTAGGGTTGTTTTTAGCTCTATTTACTTTATCTCTTAAATCTTTTATATTTTTTATTGTTCCAAGACCTGGATTTGCTTTATACCATTTCTTTTCATCTTGCCATTCATCAGGACTATCTAATTCATATATAATAGGCAATACTGTTTCATCTATTGTTTTACTTTTTCCTTCGTATCCAGCAATAATTTCTGAAAAATATTCATATTCATTGTCGAATACACTTTCTCTTACTGTTCCCATTGTTGAAGTTTCTAATAGCATTGGCTGTTCTCTAGCACTCATACTGTCATATATAACATCTAATAAGTTTTTATCTTTCCACGCATGAACTTCGTCTGCTATAGCAAAATGTGTATTTAATCCATCAAGAGAGTTGCTATCACTTGCTAAAGCTTTAAATACTGACTCAGTTGCATCATAGTATAATCCACCTACTAGACATCTTACTCTTTTTGCTAAAGCTGGAGATTTTTTTATCATTCTTTTTGCTTCTTCCCAAACAACTTTTGCTTGGTCTCTCTTAGTAGCAACAGAATATACTTCTGCTCCTCCTTCTCCGTCTTTTGTAAGCATGAAATCTCCAAGACCACTATCTATTGTTGATTTTCCATTTTTTCTTGCTACGAATAATGCACCTTTTTTATATTTTCTAACTCTTGTTTCCTGATCTACAAAACCAAATAATGCTGAAATAAAAGCTTTTTGCCATAATTCTAACTTGATTTTTTGTCCTGCCCATTTTCCTTTACTATGTCTGCAAAATCTTTCTATAAATTCTATAGGTAAGTTCCCTTTACGCTCATCAAACACAAAAATATGTGTTTCTTGTTCTTCTGTTATCGCATTAAAAAAAGAAACCTTTCGAGGCTTCTTTAAATCATCTACTAGCTTTTTATATGTTACTAATACTTTATGATTCGCTTTATCAGGATTTTTAAGTAAGTATTTATAATATTGCTCTATATATGTCATTATTCCTCACCAAAACTTTCAAATCCATCATCTTGAGGTTTGTTCTCTGTTGGTAACATATCATTTAATTGTTTTATTACATTGGAATAGTTTTTAATAGTTGTATTGTATGATTTTAATGCAGGATTTTCTCGGTCTATAGTATAAGTGCCTTGACACATTTCAGTTACTACTCCCTCTAATTTTACTTTTGTTTGTAATATTTTTAATGTTTCTTCTAAAAATTCAGCTTTATCTAATAATGACAAAGCTAATTTACTTTTATTATCATTTATTTCCTCAAACACTTTTCTTAAGTCTTTAATATCTGCCATCTTTTTCTTTGCCATTATCTCATCTCCTTTTAGGTGGGGGTTATATAATAACTCCTGCATATTTTTCGAAGC